GCTCCGGTAGGCTTCCCAAGCTTTGGAATTAACCGATTCATAGTCTAGCCCTCTAACTATGATTTGGACCGCACGGATGTGATCCTCCGGCAATGCACTACCCTGTCCGCCAGTATTGTAGATAGCCATGCATGCATCTGGGGTAGCTGGCAGGAACGACAGAAATATGTCGCCCGCAGTGCTATTTGGGTCATAAACCCCGACACCATTGGTAGTGAGATGCGTAGCCACGTCCTCTATTAGCATTATAGATCACCCATCCTCCTGCTGATTCCGTTCCGGATTAGCCTAGTAGCCGTGGCCCTTTTAGTTCTCCACGTCTTCTCCAGCCATTTGCCCTCCCGGCCCCTCTGGAAGTTGTACTCCGGATGTTCATGCAGACGTGCTGCATAGGGGGTGTCATAGCTGACCACACCAACCATCTGCCTATTATCCACGGACACAGCACCAGATGACTGCAGTGTACTTTCGTCCAAGGGTACTATCTTGTTCGCCTCGCCTAACAGATAATGCAATGCGTCGGCCAGACCCTCAAGGGCACCCTCTCTGACCAGACGTTCATTGCTATCATTCCAGCTAACACGGACATTGACGTAATTTCGGGTACTCATTGCAGCCTCACCTCAGTGTGAGAAGGTGCCGATAATGCCAGACGTGGGGATACGAACTTGACTGTGTATTGCACGCCATTGTACGTTACCCTGTCCTGTACCTTAATCTGAGTAGTTGGTCGGACGAACAATACTGCGGAGCAGAGGATGTCTGCCCCCTTGCCATCCCGCACCAACTTTTGCTCCTCTTCGAATCGGCCCTTCTCTACAAATGCTGTGCCGTACTGCTCACCCCGTCCAGTTGTACCAAGGAATGGTTCAACCGAGACTTTCTGCTTCAATAGAAATGCTGGGATTATCATCGCCACACACCCCTTGGATCGAAGAATGTGTCATGCAATGGTGATCGGTTTATCGATTGGGAAACCCCACGATAGGTCAGGCCGACCATGGTCAGTATCTGCCTAGTGCGCGGTCCCAACATCGATAGGCTACCATCCATAGAGAATGATCCGAATCCCATCTTGCTGGCCTGGGCCACAATGCCGTTTGCATCGCCTGTCTCCAGCCAATATTCGACTTGAGCACATGTGGCATCGGTGACTCTACTCATCATGGTCGTATTCTCGGTATCCACCCGATTAAGAGTGACATAGTCGATTAGGTCGCTGGCCAGACGCAAGAGTCGTGCGGACTCCGGCTCTAGTGCTGCCTCTTCCAATCCGAGATATGTGGCCAGTTCAGCGGTCGTAGCATATACTGCCATGGCCTATCACTCCTTATTCTGCTGCTTGTGCTTCTTTGATAGCGGCGGCTAGTTTATCCTTGCCGCCTGTGGCTGGAATGCCCAGCAGTTTTGCTAATGCCTGTAGTTCAGGATAGTCCATTTCATCGACGCCCTTGCCGCTGCCCGTGTCCTCCGAAGAGCCAGCAGGAGCAGCTTCTACGGCTTCTACCAATTCGTAATTGTCGCGTTCGTGCGTCAGGTAGTATTCAGCTACCTCTTGTTTTACTTCGTTGATAACACCAGTGTTCACATTACGGATGATTGCCATTATTCCCGCCTCCAAGAATTGTTTGATATTAAAAAGCCCCAACAACTCGCTGCATTGTTGTCAGGGCCTTTACTCATGTCATCAAGGTAACGCCCAGTGACACTCGGGATTACCAAGCACCACTGGGCACTACTACATATTACTAGGACTTATTAGCCGTCAGGACCGCGATGCCAGTAGGACGAACCAATTTAGCACCGTACAGGTGAAGACCCTTGACCGCATCAGCGAAGCGCTTCTCCGGACGGTAGCCTTCCACTTGGTTAACCTGCTCAGCGTACGAAATCGCGCCGTTGTAACCAGCGATGATTTTGTACTTAGTGCCAGTTGTGTTAGGCACGTTGTTGGATTTGAGGACGTTGAAGCCAGCAGCAGCGCCAATCTGGCCATTCATCAATGTCTCTACACCGGAAGTCGTGCCGCTCTTAACGAAGCGGTCGTCCTTCAGCATGAGGCCCTCAAACCAAGGTGGCACTACAACGAATCGACCCTGCTCAGGAACATTCGCCTCATCCAGTTTAACCGACAGGTCAACCAAATATTCGTATGCGTCTGCCTTAGTAGGTACGATTGGAGTCGTGTCATCGCCAATCGTGTTAGCAGCAGCAACACCAGTATGCATGGAGGCGATGAATTGGTCAGCTACGTCACGAAGAGCGTATGCCGCCTCTACCATTGCCTGCGCCATAACCTTAGGGTTCTGCTGAGCACGGTCGATATCATCAACTTGGAAGTTGAAGAATTTCGATTGCGTGATTTGCAACGTACGAGTGGCATCTGTCAGTGCCTCAGGATCGGAGATGTTCGTGTTCTTGGTGTAATCACCAATCGTCACGGCACCGATATCATTGATCTTGACAGTGTCGCCGTATGCAGTGATCTCGCCCTGATAATCGCGGTTAACGATTCCGGCTTGACCATATACCAATGCTTTTTTAAGGCTGACCAGCAGCTGTGCCGACCATACCTGCGGGATGAAGTTGTTGAGCGTGAACATTTGAAGGTTCATGCCGCCAATAAGACCAATTTTCGTCATTTCGGTGTCACTCCTCGGATAGATGCTCTGAGATTACTTCTTGCTGTTTTTGGACAGGAACTCCATAATCTCAGGCAATCTGGCTTCGGATTCAGCTACGGACATGTTCTGGATTAACTCCATCGTCAGTGGTGGCTTACCGCCGCCATTGCTGCCCCCGTTGAACTCCCCACCGCCAGATGGTGGTACTGCTACACCCTTCAATTCCGGTAAGTCCTTCAGCACAGTCTCTAATGCCGCTTTAATAGCCGCACTATCAACCACACCATCTTTGACCTCCACGGCATCGATACTTGCCAGTTTGAGTGCGAAATCCACACGCTCTGGCTTAATGCCCAATGCAGCGGCTTGCAGTTTTGCATCCGCCTTGCGAAGGACGGCATTAGCATGCTCAATCGCAGTGTTGCGTTCGGTTTCCAGATTTTTGGCACGATCCTGCGCCTTCTGTAGTTCCGTTTTGCTTGCCTCGACATTCGCATTATGCGTGTCAAGAATTGCCTTGAGGTCTTCCTGCTTCTCAAATCCCAGGGTCTTTAAGAAATCCCCGATCTGCTTGCTGCCCTCGCGTTTAATGCGTGACATGAAGCTGGCCTCATCCGGAAACGACACGAAAGGCTTAACCTCGCCGCCGCTACCTCCTTGACCCCCGGTGCCAGTTGAGTTTTGCCCGCCATTATCGCCAGCGCCACCATCTCCTGCTCCACCACTACCGCCATCACCAGATCCACCATCGCCGCCGCCCTCGTTGAACAGCTGCAATTCCAACCACCGTGTTGCTTTGAACATTTGTCGCACCTCCGAATTTTTACCCTGCTACGTACGCAGTACCGACCTCTTATTCAGCGCTGTCGTAGCGCACCTGCACATAGTCGGGGTATTGCAGGGCGATTGCCTCTAATCCTAATGCGGCTGTTTGGAGGATTGCAGACACGGCTGCACAAACGATATCCTGCCCATGTGGGGCAGCGTTGGCATGCCCATCAGCTATGATCTCCATATATCCACTCTTAGACTTAATGTTGACTCTCACCATATACCCTCAACTCCTCGACATGAATACTAACAAAAGTATACCGCCATGTGTTATATTCGAATGCGTTCTCTATCATACTTACGCGGCAGGTCCGTACCATCGATATGCTTCCTTTGAGCCTCCTGCCATGACCGTATTTTAGATCTGGCTGCTGCTCGGTCCTCTGGCAATACGGCCACGGCCTCCCGCTTCTTCCATTTACGGATCATACGCTCATTATACCGTTGCTTCTGCTGGGCTGCATATCCGATCGGGTCCTCTGTATTCTTGGGAATCTCAGTGACGCCCTTGATATAGATGCTGATCGTATGGCCGCAGTTGGGGTGGAATAATCCGGCGGAGGTTGCTGCCGACAGAGGCGGATATGCTGGGTCGCTACCATCAGTACATAGGACCTTGCCCTCCCAGGGTCTGCATAGTGGGCACTCTCTGGTGTGCTCTGATACAATAACCAGTTTCCTGCCATATTCGGATAGCTGCTGCACGTGGCCCTGTACGGATGCCTGTACCACGGCAGACCGAATCGACATCTCTGCATAGCTGGCCATATCCCACTTGCGCCCCCTACTATCTACGAATCCAGATATACCCACATCTGCTGCCTTATTGAGGGCCGCTTGGGTCGCCTGCTTTCTGGTCATAGTGCCCGTGCTGACCAGAGATGCGGTTTCATGGATGATCCGACGATAGGAGTCATTGGCCGACCGCAGGATAGGTAGGTGTGTTTCCGACAGGCTACCCACTGCTGCGGATGCCAGAGCATTGACGGCCGACAGATTCATCGATCCTACTTGAGATATCGCGCTAACAGTCGCCCCGGTGGATGCTACACTGGCTGAAGCTGCTTGATATCCATTGATATATGCATTGGTGATAGCCTGTACGGCCTCCTCGCTTGCACCCTCATCCAACTGCTGGAGAATCGACTCTATCTGGACCATATTCCTGCGGATATCTGCCAACTTCTTGGTCGTCCAGTGATCAACATCTTCTGGCCCACTCATCAACAATTTAGCCATGCGGGCCAGTATAGCTGTCTCAGCATCCGCATATATCCGCCTTATCTGTCTAAGTGTCTCCTCCTGTTTGCCTGCTGCATATGCCACATTTACACCTCCATAGATATAAAGAAAGGGTGGATCTCTCCACCCTCACATAGTCATTATACTGGCAGATCAGACTCATCAGCCGTTTCGACACCAGTCTCTGCCAAGATTGCTTTGGCTTCCTGCTCAATCTGCTCCTTGGTCCAATCAGGATGAACCATAGCGATTCGGGTACGTATGCTTGCTGCCTGTGCCCTGTTAACCAGTTCGACCGACTTGGACACTGACTCCAGATCGAAGGATGACGAGTCTTGGAAGTCGATATTGGGCCGCATAGGGTCGATACCAGACTTGAATACCTCACGGTCGATGAAGAGCATCATCTCCAGCACATCCTCGACTGCAGACTTGAAGAATCGCTCCTTCTTGCCCTTGGTCATCATCGACTTGCGCTCCCTAATGTTAAGGGCTGTCCCGCTCTCTGCCCGACCTTCTATATTGAGGCCGAATGACTGGGGCGAATATCCCGCAGTGGTCACAATCCGGTCGATCAGTTCCATGGCTGCGATCTTGTGCTCCTCAGTACGGATCTCGAACTGGTTGACGATTGCTCCCATACCCTGAGCAGAAATAGGGTCGACATCTAGGGAGGTGTATATTTCGCGATCCACGTCGAATTTTGCCCTGCCCAGTTCATCCCGCTCCAGCCACATTTCTGGTACTGTGATGCGGCCCTGGCCCAGTCTGATGTCGCGTATCCAAGATGTCCATACTTCGTCCAGAGCATCGAACAATCCCTCACAACCTGCATAATCAGACTGACCAAGTGCAGACCCCCTAAATACGCGATTTGGCCTCTTATTAGGAATGTATCTTACGGCGATCGTTTGCAATCCCGTGTCAATGCGTGGCAGCATGCCCTTCGTGGCTGGGTGGGCATCAAGGCCAACTTGGATTCCCAATGTGTCCCGTGTACCCTTATATAGGCCGTTCAGGATAACTCCCACTTCATGGCACTCCAGCAGACGCCATACTACGTCATCCTCATCCTCGATCGTCTTCCAGAATGTCACACTGTGCAGGAACCCCCACTTAAACACTGGGATTGCACTGTCGGCTTGGACCAATGACAGGATCGGGAAATTGCAAAGGCTAGCATCCCAGTTTGGTTTAATATAGACGCCACCAAGGGCCGCACCCACCTCTGCTGCTTCAATCAGGCGATTGTATATACCACCATGATTGATGATGTCTTCCAGTCTGTCTTGCGTCTTCTTGGCCGAAGAACTGGCATTCTCGATATGAGCGTCCGGAATCAATATGCGTGGGGCTTCAGAGAAGAGTAGATCCGAACTAACACTAGCTATATCTCCAGCGATCGGTATGTGGAGCATGACCCTGCGTTCCTCGCCTAAATCCTTGGCCCAGTGTCTGCCCCTTGGTGTCGGCGTGTAAACCATCGACTGCTGGACATTGGCGATCTGGTTTGGATCCCCACTATACCATGCAGAGTGCTCTGCGAATTTGGCATTCACATCTTTGAACTCCTTAGGTGGCCATTCCTGCAGAGTATTTCCCGGTGGTAGTGGCATTAATGTGCACCCTCTTTCATTCGTAGCAGATGGTTGTGCCATCTGTTCTCATAATCGTCCTGCTCTGCCTTAGATAGCTGCAGGTTCTCGATCGTCTCTTCCCAACCAGTCGATCTTTTAAACAGGCCCCATGATGGAATGTATCCATTGCCGATCATAAACTCAATCTGTTTGGGGATCGCTGCTTCCATTACTGCCTGCTTCCTAGTTAATAATGTGCCCATATCTCAGACCTCCTGTGTATTTCGTCCGGTGAAATAGTAAAAGCCGCCCCCAATCGGTAAGGGACGGCTTATTGCACTGCTATTAGTTGCTCGTATCTTTCACTTCTCGCTGTACAAACGTCTCGATGAATGGGACCTCCGATGAGTGCTTGTTAATTACCCTCAGCACTTTGGCATCTGTGATGGAACCCACAACCCCAGTGGACGCATATCCAACTGTGAAGGTGGTAAAGGCTGCACCATCAGGTCTGGTGAAGATGACGGATTGTCTGCCATTCCATAATGCTCGGAATCCAGTGAATGTGAATGCAGCTATCGCCTTTGCGACTTGGTCAGGAGTTGCCTCCCCCACTGCTGTCACAGGTACGTTGAATGGCGTGCCGTCCAGTGTGACGGTTATGTTGCCATTGGCAGAGCACCGGGTCGATATAAACACGCTCTTGCCTGGCACCACTGAGAAGTCGATGTTGCTGGTGGTACTCTTGGTGCTGTCGACGATCGGATGAACGAATTTACCATTCGTGTATGCCATACCGAAGAAGTGCTGATTATCATCCTTGTTGGTTTTGTCCTGCACATATACTGACAGGATCTCGCCAGCTATCAATGCCCTGACATCATGGCTGACATTGTTCGCCAGCGTGTACGCAGATCTGGTCTTGGCCAATATGCCCTGATTCGACACATACCGGGGGACATAAGCACTGGTGTTCAGATTGGTTGTGTCAAAGTCATCAAACAAGTCATGACCTACAATATGGGCATTCGTACCATAGATAATGCTGTTCTCGAATAGGAGCAGACCAGCCATTTTACCAGTGATGTTAATACCCGCCCCCAACCGCTTTGGTGATGGCTGGGATGTGCACTCGATAGTACACCCTCGGAATGCAAGATTCTCGATCAGTGGGACGAGCGAACCGCCATCGCCTGCGCTGCCCTGAATCCGTACAATGTCGTGTGGGCCATCGGCTGCTGCAAATTCGCAGTTGTTGAATTCAAAGGCGCTAAGCTTCTGCGCACTGTTCGCATTGATGCTATCATTCTGCATCATGAGGGCATGGCGTGGTGTTGTGCGGGATTCGCAGTTGAAGAAGTTCACCTGATTGCAGAATGTGCCAGTAGCAGATCCGGCTATCTCGAAGTGGAAACCATCCCTGCCCAGCCAAGGTGAAGCACTGACTGTGCCATGGGATGCCGCCGTCGTTCCCTCTGCACCACGTGTCAGACTTGATAGAGTATGTGTCGTTCTATTGATAGCCCCGACAGTGATGATCTCATCCTCTACCTTGATATTGAACGGTACTTCTGGATATGCCGACGACCAATCTGCAATAATGGTGGTGTCATCGGCATCGATCCCTACTGTCAGTTTAGGCGAAATCCGGACCACTGATTTGCCACTCGTATGAGTCGCCGCCGTTGTGCCGTCTACACCCCGCGTCACGCTGGTGAATGTGTTGCTAGCCCGATCATAAGCATTGACTAATATGATCTCACTCTCACACTGGACCTTGAATGGGGCATCTGGGAAATAAGGCGTGACTGCTGTCGCCCCGAATGCTGCTACTGAGAAGGAGTTGGCCGAGGA